AGTTCGTCAGTTTTCATAAGCATACACTTATTTTAACTTACATTTATGAGATTGTCAAGTCCTGATTCGCCATTATTTTGCATTTGTTTTAATTGTGCCTTGGCATTTCTTGCTCGCATTTCTTCTCTATACATTTCTACCATTACAGAGATCTGTTCTTGAAGTTGCGGATTGCTTGTTTGAAAGTATCGTTGAGACAGAGTACGAAGAGAATTTTCTACTTCTGCGTCTGTTAAACTTTCAAATGAATCTACTAATGGATTAAACATTAATTACCAAATTGCCCTACATATTCGCCGTACACAGTTACACCGCCATCGTCTGTCCAAAAGTCAACAATCTTTGGCGCTGTAGATGAAGCAAGTTCGAGTTTTCCAGCTTCACTGTTATAAAACGGAAATCCACTTTGCCACCTAAATGTACCGCCAGCTTCTGTTGAGAATGTAACAACTCCTGTGCCAGAAAGTACTGCTCGAATTTTACCAAGTGTTCCATTTGCTGGCCAGTCTGAAAGTGTTAATGTAAATGAACCGCCAATACCTTGTGTTTGGTAGTGACCATTATTAAAACTTATGTTCTGTCCTGCAATTAAGTTACCTGCATTGTATACATCTTCTGTTACTTTAACAAGTACTGCATTGACAAGTTTATTGTTACTAAAGTCATTATCAGCATTTAATTTTGCTGTAGTGGTTTGAAGTGATTCTACTTCAGCCTTTGCTGCAATAAAATTGTTTTTAATAGTACTAAAATTATCTCTGAAACCCTGTGAGTCATTATCTTGACCTGCTACTGGGTATGTTTCGTCGACGTCTGTTGTGTTTATGTTACTGGCCATGTTTTATGTTCTCCATCTGTATTTATCATAGATTAAATTCATAATTTGCAAATACGAAGTATTTAGGTTCGCCGACCCCTTCGGTACTGTCAATTAAGAAACGGTCGATATCTATTTCAAATTGTCTATAGTTAAATTTTGAAAACTTAATAGCAGATTCTATTATGCTAGAAGTTCCGGGTTTGCAATATGCCAATGGAATAGAAAGTGTATACCCAAGTTCTTGTATACTTCCTTCTTGTGGTGTACGCATCCAAAGCGGCAAATAATTCTTTTCTGTTACGCCTAGCTTTCTAAATTCAGTGCGCACATTACTTATATTACTAATGTATTTTACAATCTGATTTGGGTCACTTACAAGTACTGCGCTACTATCTGTACGAATTGTATTTTCAGGAACAGGTCTAACAGTTATGTTTGTTGAAGATTTTCTTACAAAATTTGCATCAACATCGCCATCTCTTGTACTAACGGTAAAAGCACCGTCGAGTGTAACTACTTCAGTTCCGGTGCGTGTTTCAACTTCAACTGTATTGTTTACATAGATTACGCTAGACGGATTGTTTCTTAGTACTACTGGAATATTACTTCTTGTTGTTGTGTCGTATTGTTCATTATCTGGAGCAGACCTTATGCTGTTGACTAAGATCTTTTTGTTATTTTTAATTTTAATTGATTGTTTTACTTTGCCGTTACTTTCATATGGATCAATAATATCTAGATATACAACTTCGTATACAATATCATTAGTACCAGGAGTTTTAGCAACAGCAGTTTTTAACGATCCTATTTTATATTTCTTACGCTTAGAATTTAATGCCATAGCTGCTACATACTGTTCTGCTAATTTAGTTTCAATACCAGAATATACTAACAACTTAAAATCCTTTTGTAAACCAAATTCTGAATCATTTGGACGATATACATTATTTGGATCAAAGATAGCAGGATCACTAACAAAATTATTAAATGAAATTCGTTGTTCTGGTTTAAGCAACGGTTTAAAAAATATGTTACTAAACAGTTTGTCACCCGGATCAGCAACTTTTAACTTAAACGTTCTTTCAGTTGCACTGTATCCGAATTGATCTCTTGCTTCAATAGTAAATGTAAATTGTCTGTCTATGCTAGTTGAGTTTCCATCTAGCTTTAAATTAAAATTATCAAATACTGTTAAGCCAGGAGTTGTAACGTTGCCGAATGAATTAATTTTACCAATTATTTCACCGTCATATGCCAACTGTAATCCCGGTGGTAGTTTTCCTGAAACTAGTCTATACAACATAGTAGCATTAGGAACTGAAGTTTTTGCTGTAACATTTAATGTTGAAATATAGTTACTAGAAATATCGCCCAAGTCACTCGGTGATGTCCAACTAATGGTACTATTAACTTCGCCGAGCAGTCTAACTGTAAATGTTTTGTCAGTACTTGCTTGCTCACCACTGCCGCCGGTTAATCGGGTGGCACGTATTGTAAATTTGTATTCTTTTGTTACGCTAGGTTGGTATGGAACTTTACCAGCAATTTCGCCGTTGGTGCTATCTAATGATGTCCCCGGAGGAAGTATACTATCGCTGCTGTCCGGGTTTGTATCCAATAGTTCGTATGTAACTACACCTACTAAACTATTAGGATCGATAATATCTAAGAACAGTGTAATAAAGTTATTTGCTCTACGAATACCTAAGTCACCAGGAGTTAACCAAATTGGAGTTCTAATATGAGTATTGTCAGCAGTAAATACACCACTACCGACTTGTAAAATAGTATTGTCTGCACGTAAGAAATCATCGCCTACTACATAAATTCTAAATGTTCTTCTAGCAATGCTGTCACCATCTGACACACTAATTGTAAACTGGTAGAAACGATTTAGCTTCTTTGGTACTTGCGTAGGTGTTGCATAATCATATATTGTTACATCATAATAAAAACTGTCAAAGCCTTGCGAACTTTTAATGCTAAAATCGTATGGATGCTTATCAAAATTGTTTTCATCGTATACGCCACTTTTTGCACTTTTGTCTAATGCTAGTACAGGGTCAACAACGCCAGTTAAATATCCGTCAGTAGACAGTGTCATTCCTGGCGGAAGTTCGCCGTCATTATTACCGATAAAATATCTTAATGATTGCCCGGCACTAGTATCTTGATCAATTACGTCAAATTTAAAATTAACAGGCGTACTATCTAAGATATAATAAGTTCCGTTACTTCCTATCGGTAACAAATCTTCCGGAGTAATCCAAACCGGTTCATCTGGGCCTTCAACTGTTATTGAGTAAGTTCTATCTTCTGTAGTACCATTAAGTGTTGCTCGTAATACAAACCTATAATCTGTACTTCTTGGAACTTCTAAAGGCGTACCAATTAACTGTGTTCCGTTTATTCTTAACCCGTTGGGTAAACTTCCACCGATTACTTTAATCGTTGAATTGGAATCTACAGGTAAAGTTACGGTAGTCGTAATTCTTTCCTGAAGTATTGCTAGTTTAGTACCAGATCTTTGTGTCCAAATTGCCATCTATACGTTCTCCGTACAGTATTTATCGGGTTGCAGTTATATTGCTCCTAAGTCAATAGTAAACTCTTTAACAGTTTCTCCGATAAATCCGCCCATATCTACTGTGTAATCTCTAATCATAAACTCAATTATTGAATCATAATTAACACGATCGACGATTGGACCAAAGTCCCAATAATCAGTAAAGTAAGCACCAATTGTACGAACGTCAACACCATACACTAGCCCAGACACTGGACCAATAAACTCATTAGCATTAATAGTGTTTACATTTTGTATTCGTTTATCATTTGCATTTAAATTTTGAGATAGTGTTGGAGATGTGTCTGCTGCAACAATACCAGTTTCTGCAAGTTCGACTACAATGTTAGATCCGTTAATTCTTGTAGTAACACCGTTGTCACCAGTAACACCTAAGTATCCGTTTGCTGCTACAACAATACTACCATTGTCGGATAATACTAATAGTTCGCTCATCCCGCCTGTAGAGCTAATTGTAATAGACTCAGGGTTAGATGTTAATACTGTATTTGTTCCGGCTATTAATTTTTTAAATTGTAATGTTCCATCATCTTTGCCTGCATATAATGATTCGCCTGCAATTCCAAGATTGATTGCTTCAACCGTAGTAGAAGTAATTCTGCTGTTTACGTCAGTAAAATTATCATTTACCTTAATAAAAGCTTCGCGGAGATCGTCACCTGTTCCATCGTTTGCAATGTTTCCTACATTAATACTTGTTATAGCCATTTCTTATTCTCCGTTTATAGTGCTGCTATTGCTGTTTGAAAGTCACTGTATGTGCCAGCAGCAGCAACTAATGCTTTTAGGTCAGCGATACTAATATACCCTGCGTCATTTATAAACGAACTTACATTACTAGGCTTGCCAGTTAGATCAGCATACGCAATTGCTGTGCCGCGCCAAGCGCCTGAATAATATTTTAAGTATTGGTTAGTAGTATCTGCATCTAGTATAACATTACCTATGTCACCTAGTGTAAACAAACTTAAATCTACATTTAGATTAACATTTACTGGTTCGTATCTTCCAGTAATACCGTTGTACTGTAATACACTACCTGTAGTAGGTTCAATATCTTGTACATCTGTTAAGTCTCTTGTTGTTGTAGGTATACTAGGCTTATTAGATAAATCATTGTAGTTGCCACTAAAGGCAATAGGAGTGCCTGTTAAGTCCCCGTAGTCTCCGCTTGTTGCTACATCACTTAATGCAGTTCCGTTGACTACTACACTTTGTACAGTTAGTGTACCTGTAGCTTGAATACTTCCTACATTAAAAATGTTAGAGTTTGTTAAATCAAGGTTGTCACCAGTTGGTAACTCCTTGATTTTGTTTTCGTCACTTGTGTCTAAGATCAGTGGAAATCTATTTGCCATTATGCTCTTCCTACAACTATTTCAATTGTGCCTCTAGCGTCTGTATCTTTAGACTCTAGTGCTTTACCTATTACAGTACCTACTTTTGGATCGTTGTCTACAATAGCATATCCTGGAATAGCCGATGCAACTAACAAGTCACCTTGTTCTACAGTTCCAATTACTTTACATGGTACACGCCCAGCAAGTGCAACTTCTACTGTATTTACCGCATCTAGTTCACTATTCATTAAGTAAGCTGGATTAGTTGAAACAACTCCTACAATCCTACGATCTCTCATTTTATTTGTAACAGTAACTTCAGCATCACCACCAAGTACTAATACAGTTCCTGGCTCGTAATCTGCGTCAGCAATGTATTTTTCTGCTAAGTCGGCATATTTTGCTGACGTTGCTACACCGTTAAATGTTCCAGCGTATACAGTATTCCATCTACGTGCATTTGCACCTAAGTTTCTATTGCTTGCAGTAGCATCAGGTTCGATATTACTATCAACTCTGCCATTAAATGTAATAGTGTCAGCAGTTGCATCACCTAAATCAACATTACCATTAAATGCTGCTAGTCCACCAAATGTTGAACCATTTACTACACTAAGTGAATTTGCTCCAACGTTTGCGCCAAAGGTAGCAGATACTCCTGATGCAACAGTAAATCCAGATGCATTAAAGAATGCTTTCAACGATCCGTTAGTAACAAACAGTATGTGATTATTTGGATCATCAGTTGTAGCAGGGTTACCATCAATATCAAATCCTGCTGTATCGCCTAACGCAATACCAGTACCTAATCCACTTGCTTCGCTTGATTCTGATGCTGCTTCAATAAAGTTAGTGTACATCCAGTTCGCTGCAACAAAGCCTTTGTTAGTATAGTCCGAGTTTGACTGAATACTACTTTGTGTAAATGCATCACTTGCCACATTGTTCCAAGTGCCACCAACGTTTATAGTGTAAGGAAATTCTACAGTTGGTGGAGCAGCATTAGCGCCTGGAGTTGTTCCACCTGCTCTAAAGATGTCTGCGCCATTTGGTGTTTTAGCAATAATTTTTACACCAGTAACTGACAGTGTATCGTAGCCGTTAACTTTAATCACTGCACCGTCTAGCTTACCTGACGAGTCTCGTCTTGCAATTGTATTAGCCAATGCTGATGTTGAAATTGATGTTGTTGCATATCCGCCGTCATCATCAATTTTAATAAGTGCAGACCCAACAGTGTTAACTGTATTAATTGAGCTAGGTGTTCCTAGTGAAGCAGGCTGTACAACATTACTATCATTGTTTACTGCTCCGTTACTTGTACTAAATGTTAAGACTCCGCCTAGGCCGTCTGCATCAGTGTTAATAGATTTCAAGTAAACTACGTTACCTAAGTACACATCGCCTTGTACAATTCCTGTTACTTTGTTAGCACCGTTAGTTTGAGATAGAATGTTACCATTATTAACCGTTACTGGTGCAGCAAATACTAATCTTTGTAGACCTGATGTATTAGACCATTCACTATTATTAAAGTCTTTATCTTCTAGACCATTACCATACTTAATTGCATCACTATATGCTACTGCCTCTGGATCTCCAGACCCAGTTGACTGTCTACCATATAATTGGTATTGTGCTATATCTTGAAGTTCGGCAAATACTAAGCCGTTGTTTTTAATACGTACATAGCCTGCAAGTGTGTCGAAGTTTTCGTCACTAAACTTAGCAAGTCCTAAGTCTGATTGTACTTTTGGATTAGATCCTGACCAACCAGTGACGCTATCTGATTCATCAAACGTGTTTGCATTTTGCATGTTCAACTTACTTTGTGAAATGCTTGCATCACTCTTAACATCAGCGTTAACAATAGTATCATTCTCAATTTGGAAGTCGACTGTTGCACCTGAAGCTGTTCTGTTAACTGTTACATTGACAACACTACTGCCTGCTTCAGCAGCGTTAGCAACTTCGTCAATTGGTCCGTCATATATAATTGCTGTTGCTGTGCCGTTGTTAACAGTTTCGCCTATGTTGAAAACTCCAGTAACTGGCAAGTAAGTAATAATTAGGCCAACACCTTCTACTTGATCGGTGTACGTTTCGACATCTATAACTGTTCCTGACTTAGTTGGTGGAGTACCAACAGCACCATTACTAATAGTGTTAGTACTAATAAAGTTTCCGTCTTGTGCAGGTGTAGTAAAGATTCTCTTATAACCAGTAACAACTAGTAAGTCGTTCGCTGCCGGAGCATTAAATTCAATGTTACGTTGTGTTTCTAATTGGTCGTATGCTTTAGCAACTAAGTCGGTATAACCTTTGTTTACTGCATCATCTGTGTTTTGTGGATTTGCAACATTTTGAATACGGTTTGTCCCCATATCAATGTCACCTTCCATGGAACTACCGCCGCTTAGTGGTAAGAAGCCTGGCCCAATTCTATTGCCGCCAGCTGCTGGAGATTGTATTTGGTTACCTGATTGTAAGTTCCAACCTAATGAACGGTTAATAAAGTTACCAACTGCACGTTCTGTTGGTACAGCAGTTCCTGAGAAATCACTGAATGAATCATCTGCCGAGAATTCGTTAATTGTAACTCCGCGTTTAAAGCCTAGTGAGTTGGCACCTGTTAGTCCAATTTCTCCTGAGAATTCAATATCGCCAGTACCTTGGTCAACACTAAAGAATTTACCTACTCGGAAGAATCCATTTTGGTCTGTTGACATCCAGAACACTCTACCTTTACGTCTTTCCCATACTTGAGATTCTGAAGCTGTAGGAGCATCTGTCCAGTAGTTAACATCACTCAAGTCACCAGCAACTGGTGTGCCAAGAATCACGTTAGGATAGTTAGAATCATTAAATCCGCCTGATCCAATTTGTGTAAAGTCATGCCCTGTTGCACGTACTAATGAAATAGCAAGTGTAATTTCAGCAGTAGCACCGCTATCAATACCTAGTTGAAGAACACGGTCGGTTGGCGAAAATCCAACTGCTACTCCTGCGCCGTTATATGCAGAAATATTAGTTCCATCATCCATAATAGTAATATATTTGAAAGAGCCTGTGTCTTCATAACTTGCTATACGATGACGCTTACCTTCCCAAACAAATGACATGCCACCCATGTAACTTGTGTATACATTAGGCAAGTGTGCAATAGTATTATTTTCAACTGTGTCGGCAATTAAGTTAACAAGTGCTGCTACTTCTCCTGCTGATCCAGGTTCTTGTGCTGATCCAGTTATGTCTTGTGTAATGCCATCAGTGTTGGCTACAGTGTATGCAGCTTTTGGAAGAATAAAGTTTACAACTATATCTGTAACTTTATCAACTGCTGCTAACATTACTGTTTGCTGTGCGCCACTTATATCTTTATATTGTCTTGCAGTAAAGTTACAACTGTCATTACCGCTAAATCTTAAATCTCTAGCTAATGCTGCTACTACTTTGCCTACATCAGCATATAGAAGCTGTTCATCAGCGCCGCCGAGTGTAACAAATGCAAGTACTTCTGCTGTAATAAATCTAAGGTTGCGTTCAATTATATCTGCTGCATTTGGAGCGTAAAGACCACCACCGGGAGGGTAGTTGCCGTTAATGTCTCTAGTCATACGCAATGCAACATCTGGAGTTATGCCTATGTCCTTAATAGCAATTTTAGTGTCACCAATAGTATCACCATACCCGCCTGTTAAATTACCTGTATCAATTTCAGGAGTAATATATTCGTAACCAATTTCCATACCAGTCAATACTTCATCTTCTGGTAAATCGTAACTAAATGCATCTGCATTAGCAAAACTTAGTGTTCTATATGTTTTTGCATCAGATTCGTCAAAGTTAATAGCAGTTGACGGTCTTGTATCTAGTGCTTCGAAACTATTAAGCCCTGCAAAGATAATAGAGAAGTTATGTCTGTAATCAATTATCTTGCCAGGTGCTAAGTTTGTTCTTAGACTACCGAAGAAGTCAGTAGCAGATGCATCATCTGCTTTTAGTTCTAACTTGTAAACACGATTACTATACTTCTTGCCAGTTGCAATATTATCATCTGGATCTTCACCTTGTTGCCCATCGTTATCTGTATCTGAAACATTAGATACAGCAGAAACAACATAGTTAAGAACCCCAGTAACGCCGCCGTGATCAATTGTAATCAACGAATTGTTAGTAGGAGGTGTTTCCATGTTAGTTACATAAATTGAAGTATCTTCAAATCTGTTATATGTTCCAGAGCCATCGTCGTAGATCTCTGCCGGAATTGTCATAGAATCACGTAGTGTTACTTGATCTGGAATTTCGTTTGGATCAGCGCCTTCAGCAACTAAGCCAAACTTACCATAACCATTTGAACCTGCTGTAGAACGAATCTCTGATCCGTTTTTCGAATAGTAAGCAACTTGGCAGTAGTATGTAAACATACTAACCATCTCTGACAGCGCACCGTTGTTAACAACAAGCCCGTAACCTAAGTCGTTAATTTGTGTAAAGTCGTTTCCTAGGATTGATCTGTTACCAGCAGTTTGTAGGAAGATAGGTCTTGCTGCTAATCCGTCACCAAACTGTGTTTCATCGTAACCTTGACCAATGCCAGCAATATCTGGATTTGATTTAGCATCTAGATAAATTTTACACCAACCGTTGCTGCTATCGTAATCTGAAATAGCATTAACTTGGTAACGTCTGCCTTCTACATAAAACGGACATGGAAGTTGTGGTGGTCTAATAAACAGACCTTGTCCGATTTCAGATCTAATCCACATTTCGTAATTGTTAATTTTGCCAGGGCCGGTATATGTGCCTGTATCAATATTTTCAGGAATTTCTGCAGGAATGTTACCTGTATATGCGTCAACATACATGCCGCCACGGAAGCGTTTTGCATTTGAACTTCTACTAAATGATGACCCGACTTGGATATATGGTGATTTAGTTAGTACTTGACCTTCTGGATCGAGTACGCACATAAATCCGCCATGTCCTTGTACAGTCATATTCTGTACTCTAGTAGCATCGCCCATTAGGTATACATCCATACCGTTTGCATCGTTGCGTTTTGGTGGATTGTATCCTGGGTCAAACGCAAATGTTACTAAGCTAGTTAGTCCGCCAATTACGGTAGTAATGTTTACACCTTTTTCTTCTTGAATTGCTGCTTGTACATTACCATTTGATGTGTCTGGTAGTTCTGACGATAGTGGTGTAGGTGTTGAACCTGCTACTAGATCTGTTAGCAATGTTCCGATATATGTAATTGCAGCTCTAGTTACATTCTGCTGACCACCAAAGTTTTCAGGTGAGCCAGGCGATGCATCAAATCCTAAAATATAATTTGAATAATATTCGCCCTGTGCTTCTTGTGTAAATTCTTGACCGCCTCGGACTAAGTCGAGTGTCATAGCATCGAGAATCAATCCAACATCTCTTGCACACTTAGCTGTATTATATACAAATGTTCCTTCAAGCGTTGCATCTAAATATGCAATAGTGTCTGTTACAATAGTTGCTGAGTTTGCCCCAATTGCCGTTACACCTGCTAGTGTTCCTGCCGCTACCCATCCTGTGCTAGGATATGTAACAGGTGAATCTAAATTAGTAATACTACCGTCATTAATTACTCTAATAATAGTATCTTCAAGTAATGTTTGAAGTTTTGTACCTTCAATTGATGTTGCGTTATCGCCTGATGTAATTTGAGTTTCTGTATTGCCTGATGATTTAACAACTGTGGTTCCAGTAGCTACATCATCTACTACTGCTTTTAATCGTGCATACGACTCTAGTGTTACTTCTTTCTCGCCGACGCCTAGTTGACTTCTTGTTCCTACAAAATAACTTTTAGCAGAAGTTTGTGAAGCACTATCGCCACCGTATAAAATATCGTATGTTAGTGCATCAACAATATACCCGACATCTCTTTCACACTTAGCAGAATCATAATCAAACAATCTATGATTAGTTGTAATCCAGGCAATGATTTCTTTTTGTATAAATGTTCTATTATCTTGCAATCTTCTTGCAGCATCGTCTGCGTTAGCAGTTGGCAATGCACTTGGTACAGGGAATGTCAACGCATCTACGTTGTTAACACCGTTAGTAACAATATCAGCAATTTCAGTAAACGCACTATTTGCACGGTTAAGCGCATCACTATCAGCAGCAACATCAGTTAATGCACCTACTGCATTTTTAACATTTGTAATTGCTAATAGTGTGTTATCTCTTTCGTACTCTAAATTATATGCATTATTTGCACGTAGATATGCTGAACCAGCAGTAACAGCATTATAGTTACTACCTGTAGCAACATCAAATTGTGCTGCTAATAGCATTAGTTCTAAGTCACGGGCGCATGTAGTTCTATTATACAATAATAAGTGTGCGTTTGCATCAATATATTCTAGTACTTCTGCTTTAATAAAGTCTTTGTTTGCACTAATTACCTTTGTAACAGAATCGTAATTGCCTGCGTTAATTACCGGAACACCGATATTCAATGGACGTTCTGGATCTGTTAGATAATGTCTACCAAAGTATCCTTGTAACTCGCCTGTCTGATTAAAGAATGGTGCACCTACAGTAGCAACAGTAATGTCGTCAAATTCTTTATCTCTAAAGAAATATGTATTTGCCCATTTAGATTGCGACACACGTTTTTTAGGACGTACAATAACTCGTCTAAATTCGTCACCAACTAATGAAACGTTTGCCTGTACTTTAATTGGATAGTCTTCTTCGTAAATACCTGATTCAATTAAAATAGCAACTTGTCTTTCTCTTACAAAGTTGCCAAACTCAACTGGCTCACCAACTTCAAAATCTTTACCATTTAGTTGTACAAGTTCAAACGAGTCTCTGTTACTACCAGCAACTGCATCGTTATTTGTTATTTTAACAATTCGACCCTTTGCTCCACTAATCTTACCTACCATAATCTTACCTGGTAGGGTATCTGTGTTAGTCGGATTTCCTTGATCAACATAAGCATTTGTAGTACCGTTGCTCAAACTAATTTTGTAGTTACTGCCGTAAACAAC